CCTGATCGCCTTCACGCACGGTATCAAGATCGCCCCGATCCAAGAGGTACTCATACGTCTTGTTTTCGGTATAAGTAATGTTGCCATCACCGACCTTGATCTCGATTTGCTGCGGCAGGAAAGTGATGACAGCACCATCCCCTGGGTCTGAAGCCAGGGGGACCGTCGTAAACGTCAACTGGCATGTCAAGGTGCCAATGGCTGACGTAAGTGCGATCGTGCCTTCCTCGCTACCGCCGCCGGTTAGACTGGAGTCGTCGATCGTCATTGACAGAGTTGGGGAAGTTCCATCCGGTGTCACCAACTCAATGAGGTAGCTACCAACACTGCCGTAGACATTAACCGTAGTAATCGACGAGATCAACTCCAACGCGGCCTTCACCTCGGCAGGGGTTGCATCATAGTCAATACCGACGGTAGTCTGACCGTCGTAAGTCAGAGTAAATGTCCCACCAGTGGCATCAGTAATCGTAACCATCCATGTCTCATTGGCATCCTGCGCTGTCACTATGTGAACAGGGGAGCCCGTCTCACCAGCAACAGTAAAACGAGCACCTACCGGGACAAGATCAGTGTTATTAGTTAGACCTGTAACACCGTCGATCTCCATCACGGTATCATCCACCAACAGTACGTCGTCGGGGTCGTTCACTACAGCCAATCCACCAAACCCATCCTTGAAACGGACCGTGCAGTCTCGAAGTTCAATTCGCGCCATGAGTCATTCTCCTTCTATATTCGATCAACCTGCGGCTCTGTCACATTGCACTTGCCGGATACCGAAATCGCCGCATCCTGGTAGTTGACTTCCTTCGTGTCCGCCCGAAAATCCGGGAAGAGCACAGTTTCCATCTGTGCCGTACCGCAAGACGGTGTGTGCTCGACTTCAATGTCGATCGCATACGGTTCACACAGGTCAGAAGACGAAGACACCCACTCGGCCGCGCCCCCGATCTGCTTCAGCGCATCCATCGGGGCAATCGCTTCCGAAGTACCCGTTGTAATGTGCTCGAAGGTGCATTCCAGATTCACGTCGAGCGGAACCTGATCGCCTTCACGCACGGTATCAAGATCGCCCCGATCCAAGAGGTACTCATACGTCTTGTTTTCGGTATAAGTAATGTTGCCATCACCGACCTTGATCTCGATTTGCTGCGGCAGGAAAGTGATCGTTCGCTGTTCATCCGACGTATAGGTGCCTGCGCCCAAAGCGGGCGTAAACACAATGTTCGTCGTCGGAGATGTGGAAACCGGTGTTCTGTCCGTGACCGTATGAACCGGCGTGCCTGTTTCACCAGCGATTGTGAAACGCGCACCAACGGGAACCAAATCCGTGTCCGTTGTGTTCAAAACGGGGGACGTGATGTCTTCATCCACGTCAAGCGCCGCAACCGGCGCGGTAGCAAGGGCCGAACCACTCAACCCATCCTTGAATCGAACGATACAGTCACGAAGTTCAATTCGAGCCATTGGAAGTTCTCCTCTCTCGGCTTAGATGTTTGATAACTCCATCTCGTACCAGCAATCGACCATCGACTGCCGTAGGCGGTCTGTCGGGCCCATCTGACCAAAATAATGCACTTTAATTGCGTCATTCTTGCCGTTCAATGGTGACAAACAGCCAAGCAGAGTTTGGTCATCTTCTGGCCCATCTCCATAACGATAAACCGCAATCGCAGCGTCCATTGCTTCGTGGTAGAGACCAGCAATCAGTTGCGGTGTGTACCGATTCTCGGGTGACTTGTCCATCCGACTTTGAATCAGCACGCGAATTCCTACACGTAGAATGTAGTACCCACGACTTGCTTCACGGGAAAATGGTCCTGTGATAGCGATCTCGACGTGAGACGACGCTTCCATCACAGCGTCAGTGCGATCTTCAACTCCCTCAACAAACGCAGGGATTTCATTGTCGGTCGCAACCTCTCTCAGGTACTTTGCCAGCGAGGAGAAAATCCAGCGCGCCCAATTACTGTCAACTGACATGATTACGCCTCCCCCACTGTCCCGGTCGCCAGGTCTACAGTGTCGTCTGCATCGACAGTCTGCTGCAAACCAGTTTCCAAGTCGGTCTCACCAAGTAGTACCTTGCCTGTGATGATCCAGCCTGAGCCAAAATCCATCTCTTCAATCTTCTCAAACTGGTATTTTCGTCCGCCGTACACGAGCCAATCATCCAAACTCAAAACCAGAGAACGAGCATCGCGGCTATCCACGATGAAAACCTTCTTGCCGACATCGAAACCGCCACCCTGTACGATTAACTTATCGGCTGAGATCAAAGAGATGTTGCGGACAACCTCTCTCGTAAGCCGCGCCGGCAAGACAATCACTCGCTTGATGCGAATGGCGAGTGTTTCAACTTCAGCTACTCCGGTTTCAAGATTCACTTCAGAGGTAAGAAGACGGTAGATGACGACGGGGCCGCCATACTGCCGTTTCAAGGCGTACAAGGCCGTCTGCATCTGACGATTCAGAAAGTATTGGTGCGGCTCCATGTCAAACCCGTCTACTCATGCTCATTTGGACAATCAGACTTACACGTCCATCGCTCGTCCATGGCTCGCTCCAACCGACGCATGATAAGTGTGTTTCGGGTGATTACCTTCGTACACTTACTCACGAGTGGAAGAAGCACTTTTCGCTGTTCATCTTCCAGCTTATTGATGCGCCCACCAAGGCGGCATTCACGCATCCATCCCTGCCACAGCAAAAAGCACACCATCAAGACCAGAGGCCCGTACTGCTTCAGGATCAATAACGCAGCGTGCCAATCCATGCTAGCCTCCAATCAACGAGACGGAAAGCTACCCTCCCAGTCGCCTGAGAGGGTAGCCCATTGCAATCAAACAATTGCCGACTGTTGCTTAGCCGAGCAGAACCACGGCCAGATTGGAATCCAGAATCGCGACACCAGCAAGGATGTCGAGATTCACGACGGTCCCACCTTCCTGGATGTCGTACTGCATCGTCACTCGCATGGCGATGTCATTGTACGCACCAACGTGGCTCATCACGCCGAGCACGTTGTTCGGCACGGCCAGAGGCCGGGTGACGAGAGCCAAGGAATTGCGATGCAAAGCCATGTTCAGCGAGCCAGCCGGGCCGGGGAACGCCTTGTCGCCGTCGGCAAGAGCGACTTCCAGGGGCCGATCAAAGATGATCGACTGCTCACCGACAGCCGACAGCCAGCTTTCGATGACCGTGTAGACCTTGCGGCTTGCACCAGTCCCGAAGGCAACCAACTGACCGACAGCCGGAGGCACTGTGGTCCAGCCGTCCAGAACGATCGCCTCGCTGTAGCCGAGGATATAATCGCCCTTCACGTCGCACGCGGTGTAGACCGAGAGCACTGCGCCGCCAGCGGTGGCGTACTTGTTGGCCTCGTTCAGCGTGATGTGATCGGTCGGCGAACCAGCAGCCGCAGTAATGTAAGTTGGCTGATCGTTGCCAGCCACAACGGCATACTCACCAACAGTCACATCGACCGCCAGCGTGCAAACCTGCGAACCACTCCCACCAGCCGCCAGAGCGTTGGTGATCGTCCCTTCGGTGACCTCGGAAGCCGAGACCGAAGCGTAGAGCAGGCTGTTGACATTCTGGTCCATGTAGGTCTGGAACCCGAGAATGCGACCAAGCTCTGCGTTCTCCAGAGCCGAACCACCATCGCCGCGCTCGTTGGCCTTGACGAACAGGTCCGTCTTCAGCATCGCGGTCTCGCTGGCCGGGGCTAAAACGAAATTGCGACCCTGTACTGGGGCCTTGTTCACGTTGAGAATCTCGCGCGCCTCAAGGACGTAATCCTTGGCTGTGGTGCTGGAGAGATTCTGAAGCCGGCCGACGCGCTTCGCCGGAGTGCTCAGGAAGCCATGGACCCGACCGAGCACGGCACGATCGACCGCGCGAGCAATCGACTGCATACCGGGCCGCAAGTACACGTCCACCAAATCCTGGAAGGACTTGCTGGCCTCGCCATCCTTGATGACGAACGAGGTATAGAACCACTGATCCAGAGGCACCGGCACGTTGGTCGCGCTGGCGTCTTGCTGGGCGAGAGTGGTCCCGTCCTTCTTACGGCTGATGCGGAACGTGCCAGGCTTCCGGGTGTTCACGACATCGCCGAAGTCCCTGACTTCGTTCTCGAAGTCACGGTGAACGAGGTTCGCCATGACCATGTTCTCTTCGAGGATCGCCAGACCCTCTTGGGCCCACCAAACTGTTATCACCGCACTGCGGTAGGTAGGTCATTTCTGCCTACCTCTGCATGTCGCCATGCAGATCAGACTCTATCTTCATCCGAGTTTCTATAAACCGCACACAACACTTCAGTCTATAGAAATGTTCAGGCGACTCATCACGAAGCGTATGATTACATCGAAGACAAACCATACCAAGTACCCGATTTTCAATGTGATGGATATGTTGATGTTGTTGCTTCTCGATCTCTGTTCCGCAACACTCACAAATCAAAATCGAGTAAAGCCGTTCAGCTTCTTCACGACTAATGCCGTAACGGCTCATCGCCTTATGAAGTCGCTGACAAGACTTGCAATACTGATAAGGTTTACCTTTGACACTGGCAAATCCATCCAACGGTTTCCAAAGTTGACAATCGCAGCACCAAATTTTCTCGTCTCTTACAACACGAGTCCATCGACGCTTTTCACTATCAAACTTATAGCCCTCTCCTTTGAGCTTCCGGTAACCACCACATTTTCGTCTCTTCCTTCTCGGAGCGGTGCGTATAGTCGTTGAGGGTTCCGACTCCATCTTCGGTCTTCCCTGCTGATTGTCCGCAGCAATCAGATTATCACGGTCTATTGACTCGTACTGTTGCATACTCGGGGTTTCCAGCATATAGCACCGTTTGTTCAGTCAGTTTTCACTGAGAGGGAGCCTATGGGCTATTTAAGCTCCGGAATGAACGCATCGTTGTCATTCGCAAAACAAGCGACCTGGGCATTGGACAAATACAGTTTGTTCATCTGTGTTTTCTCCACAAAGGTTTGTCACGGCACTGCACAGTAGCAATGCCAATTTGTCAATTCGCCCCCAATTGATGGCGGCGACCAGTCAACCTACTTTGGCTGATTCGGCCGCAATCCGAGAAGCTCAGGGTTCTCTGATCGGATTTTTCGGTACTGAGCAGGTGTCAACTTCGACACGTCAATCTTACCGCCTTTGCCCGGTGTACCACCGGTAGCCGTGCCTGCTCCGATGCCACTTACGACACCTGACTTAAACAGGTTGCCGTAAACATCGGGCAGTTCCTTCATCCGCTTCACCGCTTCCTCCGGTGTGCAGGACAACTTTACCGGATCACCAGTCTTGGGGTCATTGCCTTCCATCTCGACCACAGGACGATACCTGCCGGTTGTGGTGCCACTGGTCTCATCCACCTCTTCGAGCAGCTTTGTGTTGCTGCGAAGCAGGATAACGACTTGGCTCGGGTTGAAGGCGTCGTTCTTAACGGCCGCGTCCTGCAAGGCACGGTCAATCGTGCTCTCGCGATACAGGCCCTCCCAGAAGACGAGCTTCTTCTTCAACTCCGTCAACTCGCCATGGTGAGCAGCCTCCAACTGCTTCTTCTCATGCGCAAGTTGCTGTTCCTTCGTTCGCATCTGACCTTGAACAGCGGCCAGATTCTCCTCCAGCGCCTTCCTTGTTGCCTCAGTCATCGACTTGTCGGCGAGCGCTTCGTGCAGCTTTGCCTCCATCTGAGACAGAGCCGTCTGGTGCTTTCGCTTGTCTTCGGCAAGGAAACGATTCACGTCATCCTGCGTGAACGTGTTCTGTTTGCCACCTTGCTGACCACCTGCGTTACCGGTCGCGCCGGCATTTCCGCTGGCATTTCCACTGACCGGACTGCCGGCACTACCGGCTGCTCCACCTGCGTTGCCACCGGCCTGGCCATCGCCGGCACCATCGCCACCGCTGTCATCGCCACCGTCGCCATCCCCATCGAAACAAGCCACAAGACCGTGAGACAAATACAGATCGTTCATCTCTGAACCTCCGTTGTTACCTGGCGTACTGATTGAGAACCCTTGTGGCGAGACGCCAGTCTCTCGCGGGTTCGCCCGACAGTTTGTGCCCGCCGGTACAGCAGCGCACGACGACAAGTCGTGCCTGACGAAAAGGGTTACGACACCCTCGATAGTTCGATCGAATCTCCGTCACGAAGATACGGTCGCAGTAGCCGCCATGCGACGGCATTTGGAATCATGTTAATCAAATGCTCAATCGGAACTTGTCCACGCTCGTACACGGTCTTCACACCTCCGTAAGTCGAGCTTGCCACTGCTAGAGTTTCCAACTCTAACTCGGGGTCTTTGTTATCCAGTAGACTGTGTGCCAACTCGTACTGAGCAATGCGGATGTCCTCAGGCACTATAGTATCAGCGCCGCGAGGAAACTCGTTAGCTTGTGAGGCTTCCGCCGCGCGGACTTCAGCAAGTTGATCATCCGTGAGTACAACACCCTCAGCATACGTCTCCATAACGAGGTACACAGCATTCTTGTAGCCCTTGTACGCGAGTCCATCAATCAAACGACGAGCGGCAATAAGCGCCTTCTCTTTGTCGCCAGAAGATGCCACAGACCATGCCCACTCATGCAGGCGGTTGCTGAAGTATTCCTCGGCTTCCACAAGCGTGCCATAGTAAGTCACGTTAAGAGCCATGTATCACCTCGTTAGTACGTTCGCAACCAATCAAGATTGCGTCGGTCATCGTGAATCTCGTACCAGCCCTTATTCCAGAGATCAGCAAGCATCTCAAAGTATTCCTGATACCGCCATCTCACACGATCCATGCTGTAATTTGCTACGGCGCGTTGGTGGATATACCACGGATCAATCTCATTCACATGCTGAGCCGCCCACACGAAATGATCCAATGTATGACATCGGAAACCAGTGCGGCCGTGCTCCACTGTCTCCGTGAATGCGCCGAAGTCTGTCGTAATCGGAGGTGTTCCGGCCATCTGTGCCTCAATCGCGACAGCACCAAACGGTTCGATGTATGTCGTTGGAACAAACACTCCCTTCGCATTCTGATACAGTTGGGCTCGTTTGTCACCGGTTGCGAAGCCGACATACTCCAAGTTGTCGCCCTCATACACCTCTCCATCTGAACAATGAATCCTGTTTCCCTCTACCTTTGTGCATCCTTGCCCAGCGATCTTCAGCTTGGCTCCAATCCGATTGCAGGTCTCGACCGCTATATGAATGCCTTTCCTCTTGATGAGCCGGCCAAGAAACAAGTAGTAGTCTTCCTTCTCGCATTGAAAAGGATAGTCCGCTGGATTCAAGTAGTTTGGAATCACAGCGTCATAGAGCCGACCGTCAGGATCAAAGCCGCCGCCGGCTCCCCAAATCTTGTGCATGTGAGCATAGGATTCAAACACTCGATACTTGGCAAAAGTACCGTTGTACCCGATGCCGTATTCCACAGTCATCACGTCTGCCGGAAGGGCATCAGCGAGGGGCCTGTTAAGTGTGCCCATGATGACACAAACAAAGTCGCCCGGTTGCTTTCTCTCTACGATGGCTGCGGCCGACCGCTCATTGACCATCTTCCAGTATGGAGCTTTCCCACTCCAATCGACCTGGTACAATGCGCCGGGATCATACTCGCCGAAGAAACCAACTTGCTCTGCCTTTGACATTATCTGCACATGCTCCGCCGTGCAATCACTGACTTCGCTGCCTTCGACGCCATAGTGGTACACCTCATGGCCAAGACCGTGCATCATCTGACAGAAGTGCAAAATCTTCATTGTGAAGGCGCAAGCCGAATGGCTCATCGCTGTCCAAGTGTGAGGCAAAGCCACTACGTGAAATCGGAACTTCTTCATATTACTCATTGTTTCACTCTCCCTTTGTTTTCCACCTACCGGCCGGCGGAGCCGCCAAACTCCGTCGGCCGGGCTTTCAGTCAAGGACTACGGATTCGTGTCCGTGACCCAACTGGCTACGCCGCCAGAGAGGACAAGATTGTAGGTTCCATCCGCTGGCTTTACCGGAAGCCAATCAGCACTGTCAGGACCACTTGGACCACTCGGACCACTCGGACCTGTTGGACCACCACTTGGGCCACTTGGACCACTTGGACCACTTGGACCACTTGGGCCAGTCGCACCATTAGGGCCAGTCGGGCCAGTCGCACCATCCGGGCCGGTCGGGCCAGTCGCACCACTCGGACCTGTTGGGCCAGTCGCACCGGCATCGCCAGCATCACCCTGGGCACCGCTCGGACCTGTCGGGCCTGTGGCCCCGGCCGCCCCAGCATCACCTTGGGCACCGCTCGGACCTGTCGGGCCTGTGGCCCCGGCATCGCCGGCATCACCTTGGGCACCGCTCGGACCTGTCGGGCCAGTCGCACCGGCATCGCCGGCATCGCCCTGGGCACCGCTCGGACCTGTCGGGCCTGTTGCACCGGCATCGCCGGCATCGCCCTGGGCACCGCTCGGACCTGTCGGGCCAGTCGCACCGGCATCGCCGGCATCGCCCTGGGCACCACTCGGACCTGTTGGGCCTGTGGCCCCATCAAGGCCTGTGGCCCCTGTCGCGCCGTCGGGACCTGTCGGACCAGTCGCGCCTACGGGGCCTGGACCTGTTGGGCCACTCGCCCCTGTTGGGCCGCTCGCACCATCGGGACCACTCGGGCCGCTCGGACCGCTCGGACCTGTGGGGCCACTTGGCCCAGTCTCCAAGTCAGCAATCACATTTAACTGCACTTGTGTGGCAATCACCTCTGAAGAAAGCTGATCCCAGTCATTGAAATCTGGATCAACTTGATCCTGACGAGAACTTCGCCACGGGTTGTCGGTAGAGCCATCCCATACTGTCGTGGGATAATGTGGCTTTCTTTCTGGCATGTTTTTCTTCTCCACTGATTACACTGTTACAGAAGTAGTAAATCCAAGTTCTCCCCCTGAATATGTTTCTTTGACTACTCCCACGATTCGCTTCCGCTAGAAAGCAATCCAAGTCACTGGCGTATCGGCCTCAGTGCTGATAAGCCACACCTTGCTCAGGTCGTCCCCGTAAATCATGGGGCTCGTCTCACCAGCGGGGACAATGAAACCGGTATCGGCATCTGTCTCAGTCTTGCCTATTGATACCAATGCGCCTGCTGGTAGCGTGCCAACACGCAAATAGACACCCTTCCTGATCTCGTGCTTCACGCTGCTTAACCTCACAGCCGTGAGACCAACAGTAATGGTGCCCGTCCAAAAATCAGGCAGTGATTCTTTCTCGATCTGCATACTACGGTCTCCTATTTATCGACTGTTTTCTTACGCCGTCCGCGACCGCGTACACGTTTCTTTGTTGATTCCTGTAAGTCAATTTGCCGACTTTTCGCCTTTTCGGCCCGTGCGCCACCGGTGTCAACAGCTAAATCTTGAACACCGCGAGCGGCTGGATTTTCAGGTTCGCCACTCGGGCCGTTTGCTTCACTCGCTGCGCCGCCCCCGGCACGCTGCGATTCCGTAATCCTCTTAATTCGGGCTGTATGATCGCTTCGGGCTGTGAGATATTCTTTGTCATCAAAACCGAGTGCAACAGACGCAACCTTTTCGCCACACAGACCGGCTTCAACTGCCGAGATAATCGTCTCTGGATCACTGGTTGTGTAATCGGCCCTATCAATCTCAGTCTCAATCCTTTGCAGTGTCTCAAGATCAACTTTACCGGCCAGCAATGCGGCTACAATCAACTTTCCAAGTTCACGTTTCACAGTGCGGCCTGGTACTGCCGTCATCAAATCTCGCAGACTATCGGCTTCCTTAACGCGGTCGGCATCGGTCTTCAAACTGTATCGGTCAGGATACTTGATGGTTGCAATGTCGCGCCGGTTTGCCACGCGGTCTTCATAAGCTGCCCAATAATGAGTAATCTGTCGTTCTGCATTCTCTAGGACAAGCCCAATATACGACAGACCAGCTTCTAGCCCCTGGTTATCAAACTCTTTTGAGTCGGCCGACACCCTAGTGCCGGCATTGATAATGGCAAGGTTGATGAGCTTTCGGATGTCTTCTTCCAACTTTCGCTGCAATGTCAGCGAAGCATTCAGCGGCTCGGCAGAGGGATTGATAAAGGACGGTGCATTCATGCCCTTATCGTAGGCACGACCATGAGTCGTCCCTACTTGTACGTCTTCATCAGCGGCCCCTTGGCCGCCAGATGTAGCGGTCCCGTCTGCTGTTGCAACACGCTTCAAGTGTGCCCCGGTAGCCCGAAGATCGCGTTGCTCTACAAGAAACGGAAAGTTTGCCCGAAGAGCATAGCTCACATCACTAGATACCAGATTCAACAAAGCAACCTGATAATAGGCCACGTCCTTCAGCAAGCTGTCCTCAATGTCCAGCATAACAAAAGGAATCTGATCCAACTCAAGCTGCACGGGTCCCATTGAAGGTAAACCATCAGGCCCAATCTCTTGCCCTTCAAGGTTGTAAAACTGAAGCATTACCTTACCCGTCTCTTCGTCAATCCACATGAGACGGTAACGCTGCCCGGTTGTGGAAGGCAACATAGTACGCTGGTCGAATTCAAGCACGGTATCACGTAAAAGAATCGACTGAAATTGTGACGGCTTATCCGGTCCGGCCATCTTCCAATTCAAGATGTCTTCGACTGGATATTGGTACAAATATGGCTGTGTGAAAGGTGCTTCAGCCAACGTCAAAACATCTGGTGTAATGGGAGCATCCACATAGACACCAACCCTGCCCATCACCAGCAAATCGGTTAAGACCTTCATGCCCAAGAAGGCGTTCATCGTTGATCCGCGCCGATCCACACCACCTTCAAGTCCATTTATAGCCCGTTGGTACGCTTCGCTGCCGCCACGCCGCAGAATGTCACGCATTCTCTGAAAAATCGCATTTCGTACATCATTCAGTGCAGCCTTGGCAAATGTTGGAATGGGAGTGATCGCTTTTCGCGCGTTGAAATCTGTTGTGTCCTCACGATTAGTGAACTGCTTCAGGTACGCATCTCGAAATTCTAAGCCGCCTTCGTATGTCGTTCGCCACAATTCCCAATCCGACATGCCGACAAGCACCATGGGATGTCGCGTCTCGACTATCTTGATGGTTTGCGTCATTTGTTACACCGCTGTCGTTATGTCCTGGTTATCATTCATGGCCGCAGCTAACGGCAGTGCAATCTCTGCATACGTCAACGAATGTGTGTAGTGGTCAGGACCAGTAGAAACATAAGTCAGTTTCGGGTTGTCGAACTCGTCTTTCTCGTAAGTCCGGACCACATTCTTCAAGTGTTCGCGGTACTCCAGCGAAATGTCACGCGGAAGTTGAATTCGCGGCGGTTTCACTTTGAAGCGGCCAAGCGAACACGATAGCCAATTTGACCGGTCAACTTGTGCTATCGGAGCATTGTCCTCCTCTACAATCGACATCTCCCTGGCGACAACTCCCTTCCGATACCGAGAGAGCCATACGTAGCCCCAGAAACGCCTTGCAAACCTCCGAGCCTCATTGATATTCGGGTCCGCATCAACAACACACGCGAGCACTTGCCACTCTCGCATTAACTCATCAAGGATGCCCCAGTCCTCTTCGCCAAATCTGCCAAACCAAAGCAGCTTGCCGATTGCCACTGAATTGATGTCGCGAGCAAACTCGGGTAAGAACCACTCCACAACACTTATGTACCCGAGCTTACCTTGGTCAGCCCCCATTGTAATCAATCGGCCGCTTCCAACATCTGGCCGCCGCTCATTGATAGTGTGATTACAGAGACATGTATCAAGCATGTCATCAGTAATCTGTGCTCCCTCACCAAGAAACGGTAGTCCTAGTTTAGAGTTGTTGAATTCCTTTGCTGCCGCTTCATCACCCATCCCACGGTGATAGGCCACAACCAACTCACCTGGCGAGACTGTGAAGCTGTACAACTGATTGATGTTGAAGCCACGAATGTTCTCATCAGCCGCAGGATTCGTCACCTCCCAGACGGCGCTCGCAAGAAAATCTGGCTTCTCTTTGTGCTCCAGCCTTCTCTTGCATTCCTTACACTTCAAGAACGACTTAGCACACCGTGGATCGTGAACTGTTTCCCCAACAATCTCGACGCAATCAGGCCAGAGAAATTCAGTCCGCCGGCCGCATTTCGGACACTTGAAAATGAAGTGCTCTTGAGTCGAGCCTTGAAAAAGCTTGTGGATGCCAAAGTTCGGGATAGTCGGTGTCGAAATCGCCCAGACATGTTTCTCGACTTGTCCAGACAAACGCTCCAAAGCCAACAAGAACGCTCTCTGCTCCATCTCGTCCACTTCATCCAGTATCAAATCAGACACAGGGATGGACTTTAGATTGCTGTCTCCTCGCGATCCACGTATGTATAGGTTATTTGCTCCGGCTTTCTTCAAATTCACGGTATCCGTTTCCGTGAACAACGCTTTCAAGTATGGGCTCAATGTCAGAGCCGTATTGAATCTTGCTTTGCTAAAGTCGCTCGCGTTCAGCGCTGTAGGTAACACGTACAGCACATCTCTATGTAGCCGATCAATCACATACAAGGCGCGATTGATCGCGACTTCAGTCACACCCATCTGGGCAGCTTTCATCGCGTAGTTAAATGAAGCTTGCGAGTCCAATATCTCGCGTACCCAAGGATGATACTTCCAGCCATACGGGCCAGGAAAAGGTGCGCCCATCTCGCGACGTTTATTAGACCACCGGGAGCACGTCACCAGGTTAGTGGTTTCAAGCCCTTCTCCAATCATCTGCCACACGTCGGCGATCTTGCTGCTCATAGGGCGGATTCATTTTGGTCGCGCTAGTCGTCCCGAACTGAGGGCTCGGTCGGTCGGGCTCTGTGATCCTCCAGCATTCGTCGTTGTGCAGGGGCGGGGTCAACTTGGTGCTCCATGCCGTCATCTACGGTGACTGGAGCCGGATCGGTACGCACCTCAAGCTCAGGCTCGGGCTCAGGCTCGGGCTCGGGCTCGGGCTCAGGCTCAGGCTCAGGCTCAGGCTCAGGCTCAGGCTCGGGCTCGGGCTCGGACTCGGACTCAGGTTGAGCTTCACGTTGCTTTCGACTCTCCACGATCTCGCCGAGGCGGGAGTGAAGCCGTTGCAACTGCGGTAGAGGCTCTCCGGGCACACCAAGAGACACGTAACGAAACAGCAACTCAAACAGAGTGCTACAACCAACCAAGGCCGCCGTCCACAGGCTGCGACCTTCTCCCTCGTATGTTGCTGGCGCTGGAGCCGCTTGCTTCGGTAGACCTTCTTTAGTCTCCGGACAGTTGCGGCAACGTCGCCTCTTGAATCTTACAGCCATTGTTCACCGCCTGTATTACCAAGTTCAAGTCATGTGTTCGTAACACAATGCTTCCTTTGCGAACTACCAGATAGAAAGGCACCGCATTGACACTGTACTTCTTACGCCAATCTGGGCGTGCAGCAATGTCAATACGAATCACCTTGCACCCAGCTTGTTCAAGCTGCGCTACACGCGGCTTGTCCTTGATACAACCTGAGCAACCTGGTA